GTCAGCTGAAGTCAACCCCTATGAGATCGCTCAGAAGTGGCAGCAAGGCGAGGACCTGAGTGACTACATCGGCAAGCTGGAAGCTGCTGGCATCCCGCGGCCTGTCGTTGAGCAGTACCTCTACCAACCAGAGGCGACTGGCGGTGAAGCGGTTGAGCTGACCGAGGCCGACACCGTTCAGATCAAGGCCATGGTCGGTGGCGATGAAGGGTTCCAGCAGCTCAGTCAGTGGGCAGTGGAGAACCTCGATGCCCAGCAGCTGGTGGACTACAACCAGGTGGTGAACAGCGGCAACAAGGCTGCCATCCGCTGGGCACTCAAGGCCATGCAGGCCATGCAGTCCGGCCCTGCCAAGCAGGCCGAGCCCAAGTTGATTGGCGGCAAGGCACCGGGCGAGGGTCTCAAGTTCGAGTCCAAGCAGCAGGTGATCGATGCCATGTCCAAGCGCAACGAGAAAGGCCAGAAGCTCTACGAGGTAGATGAGGCCTACAGAGAGAAGGTCCGCACCCTCATCGCCAAGAGCGATGTCTTCTAGTACCTTCTGAACAGGGAATACTTCTCACCCCTGCAACTGACGGGCCCCTGCGGGGACAACCTGAATCGGTGAAGGCGCAAGTGAAGACCCACTCACTTCTTTCAACCGAACAATGGCTACTCCTCCCGATGCCGCGCTGCAGCGGATTGGTCAGATCAAAGGTGCCGGCGCCACTTGGGGCCCTGGTGCTACCGGCTTGGATGCCGACCGCGCTCTCTTCCTAAAGCTGGGTGCCGCTGAGGTGCTCACCGCTTTTGAGGAAGCTTGCATCTTCAAAGGCAAGACCCGCGAGCGCAACATCAAAGGCGGCAAGAGCGTTGCCTTCCCTATCACGGGCAAGATGAAGGCCCGCTACCACCAGCCCGGCACGCCCATTCTGGGTGAAGGCAACTCGCCTTCTGACCTGAACGAGCGGGTGATCAACCTCGATGCTCTGATGATCGCTGACGCGGCCATCCAGAACATGGATGAGCTGATGGCGTACTACGACGTGCGTTCCATCTACACCACCGAGCTGGGCCGTGCTCTGGCCTACGAGTACGACAAGCGAGTGGCCCGCATCCTCTTTGCCGCGGCCAACACCACCACTGAGCCACTGGGCAAGGCTCAAAACGCTGGCCGCATTGGCGGCAAGGTCACGCTGGGTGCTGACTACACCGGTGCTGGTGCCACCCGTCAGGCCAAGGGCGATGCCCTGGTGAACGCGATCTTCGATGCTCGAATCCAATTCGAGAAGAAGGACGTGTCCATTGATGGCATGTATGCAGTCTTCACCCCTGATGACTACTACGCCATCACCATGTCCAGCCGTGCCATCAACACCGACTTCAACGGTGGCGGTGGTTCCAACGGCACCATCGCCGATGGCAAGACCATGCGGGTGGCTGGCATCCCCGTCTACGCCAGCAACCACATCACCCAACCCGCCTACACCCTGGTGGCTGGTGACTACAACGCCAACTACGCCCAGGACCTGACCAAGTGCAAGGGCCTGATCTTCAACAAGGAGGCCGTTGGTGTGCTGACCCTGATGTCCCCCTCTCTCCAGGTCACGTCTGGGGACTGGAACATCCAGTACCAGGCCACTCTTTTGGTGGCGCGTCAGGCGCTTGGCATGGGGATGCTGCGAGCTGAATCGGCTTGCGCCATCGTCGTCGCCTAGCCTCCATCTGGCTGGATGTTCGCTTTGGGGTCAGCATTGCTGGCCCCTTTTTTTGTGTCCCCATACGATGAGGGTTGCACCTGTGCACACCTGGGATGGGCCTGGCGAATCAAGGCATAACGCCCGGCAGGACCACCCTGCTGGAAGCGGTGAACACGCTGCTCGAGAACATCGGCGAGATGCCGGTAAATGAGCTCGATAACCAGCAAGTGCAGGACGCACGGGTTGCTGAGCGCACCATCCTTGAGTTCCACCGAGAGGGTCAGCTCCGCGGGTGGAGTTGGAACCGAGAGGAGGCCTACCCCTTCGAGCGTGATGACGCCACCAAGGAAGTGGTGGTGCCAGCCAATGTGATCAGCTTCACGGTGGACCCGTACCAGTGGGATGGGCGGTTCATCGTCAGGGGGCAGCGGGTCTACGACAAGTGGACCAGGAGCTACAAGATTGAGGACGGCATTGCCCCGATCCATGCGGATGTGATCTGGCTGCTGCCGTGGGATGACAGCCCAGAAGCGTTCAACCGGTGGACAACGATGCGTGCCGCCAGGGTGTTTGCCGCCAGAGCATTGGGCTCTGACACCGCTGTGAAGTACACGTCCTACGACGAGCAGGCAGCGCTGACAGAGCTGATGCGCGTGGAGATGGATCAGTCCAAGCCCAACAGCCTCACCGGTGGTCCTGGCCTACGGCCCTTCCCCACCTACCAGCCGGGCTGGGGTCTGATGCGTGGTCCATACGGAGGTCAGATCATTGGCTGATCTCGTCGCGGTCACGATCCCCAACCTGGTGCAGGGGATCTCTCAGCAGCCGGATGGCCAGCGTGATCCCAGCCAGGGTGAGGTGCAGGTCAACGCTGTCAGCTCTGTCGCTGAGGGGTTGCGTAAGCGTGATGGCAGCAGGGTGCTGGCCAAGCTGAGCGATGCACCGTTTGGTGATGCCTTCATCCACTCGATCCTGCGGGATGAGAAGGAGGAGTATCTGGCGGTGGTCACCAAGACCGGTATTCGGGTGTTTGACCTGGCCGGTGTGGAGAAGACGGTGAACGCACCGGGTGGGTATGGATACCTATCCAGCGTCACCAGTGCTCGTGATCAGATCCGTGCGGTGTCGATTGCGGACTACACCTTCATCCTCAACACGTCGGTGAAGCCTGCAATGGATGCAGCGCTGACGCCGACCACCCCACGGCCAGCAGCGCATGAGGCGCTGGTGTGGATCAAAGCCGCGAACTATGGCCAGACCTACAAGGTCACGTTGAACGGCACCACGGTGACGGTGGCCACGGCCACTGCGGCTGTGATTCCAGCCAGCACGGCTGGCGGGGCACCGATCGAAGTGAAGATCAGTTCGGAGGAGATCGCCGAGCAGATCAAGACTGGGCTGACTTCTGTGGCCGGCGTGACGATCACACGCTTCGGCAGCGTGCTGCACTTCACCAGCGGCAGTCCGATGACGATTGCTGCATCAGACGCCAGGGCCAACAGCGACATCACCTGCATCACCAGCACTGTGCAGGCGTTCACCGAGCTGCCGCGCATTGCCCCGAAGGGCTACCTGGTTGAGATCGAGGGTGACCCCGGCAACAAGTGGGATGGCTACTTCGTGCAGTTCAAGCCTCGCCCTGGGGCTGGTGACTTCGGCGAAGGCAGCTGGCTGGAGACCGTTGCACCAGGCAGTGAGTTCAAGCTGAACGCCAGCACCATGCCGCACGTGCTGGTGCGTCTGCCGGATGGCACCTTCCGTTATGGGCCGCTGGATGGCACCACGGTTGGCACGGTGAAGCTGCCGAAGTGGGGTGAGCGCACGGCTGGTGACTATGAGACCGCGCCTGACCCCAGCTTTGTGGGGCAGAAGATCAACGACATCTTCGTCTTCCGCAACCGGCTGGGTGTGTTGGCGGATGAGTCGGTGATCCTCAGCCGTCCGGGTGAGTTCTTCAACTTCTTCCCGGAGACGGTGACCACCACGTTGGATTCTGATCCGATTGATCTGCGTGCCAGCAACAACCGTGTGTCGGTGCTGCGTTATGCGGTGCCGATGCAGGACCAGCTGGTGATCTTCTCGGCCCAGTACCAGTTCCTGCTGAGCAGTGGGGACTCACCGCTGACAGCGGGGCTGGCCCGGATCACGGTGCTCACCTCCTATGAGGTGGACACCCGCGTCAGACCACAGCAGCTGGGCACGGGGATCATCTTTGCTCAGGCCAATGGTCAGTGGTCCCGCTTCCAGGACTACCGGATCCGTGGTGCTGGCACCGCTGCCATTGGGGTAGCGGATGACATCAGCGCTCACGTGTCCAGCTACATCCCGGCTGGTGTGTACAAGCTGGCGGTGAATGACATCGGCGGCAGCCTGTACGCCATCACCTCAGAGAAGGGTTCCCTCAACCGGATCTACACCTACAAGACCCTGGTGCGGAATAGCAGCGGCGGTGAACAGCGTGCGCAAAGCAGCTGGAGTCATTGGCTATTCGCTGGTGCCGATGAGGTGTTCCAAGTGTTGTGTGTGCGGGAGACCCTGTACTGCCTGGTGCGTTATGGGCAGAAGGTCTACCTGGAGATGATCAGCGCCCAGGACCGGCTGAATGATGCTGATGCCACGTCCTACCCCCTGCTGCTGGATCGGGTGGTGACCACCACCAGTCACACGCCAGCAGCGGTGCGGATGGCCAGCGGGGTGTACGACCCAATCACCAGCAAGACCACGTTCACGCTGCCGTACACCGCCACTGCATTGACGCAGCTGTGGGTGCCATTCCACATGGGTGATGCTGAGCACTTCAGTGCTGGTTACCTGTTGGCGGA